GCCAGAAGCCGCCGCCAAGGTCCGTCGACGCGACATTCGCTATGGCCCCGCCTGCTGTGCCGACAATCGCCGGGGCCGCGAAGGTACCGCGGATGTCGCTGTCGAGGTTTCCGGGCTGGCAGCGCATATTCAGACGGGCCTGTGCTGAAGTTCCCGCCTTGATCCAGGTCTGCACGCGATAGACCGTGCCTGCCACTATGGCCGCCGCCGCGGTGTGCTGGCGCAGGCCAGCGCCGGAAACACCAATGTCATAGGCCTTGATGAAACTCCCGTAGGTCACGGCGCTGTTGGCACCGGTCGCTCCGGTGTTGGACCAGCCGGTTTGAAGGTTATCCCAATTGGCTAGGAGTTCCGGCCCCGCAGGACCGTCAGGCACATCGACCTCCAGAACCACGGTCTCTGAAACAGGCTTCTTGATCACCCGTACATAATCCACGCCGCCAGAGCTGTAGCGTTTCACTAGGGGAAAGACCGTCTGCAGCCCATTGCCGTTTCCGACAAGTTGGTCGGTGGGTGTGATCGCCTGTGATGGCAGGCAGGATTTGTAATCCGCCCAGTCTTTGTAGCGAAAGCCATAGAGCCGGGCATTGCGGGCTTCAAAGAACGCCACCACCGCCGCCAGATCATCGGCGCGGCGGATGCCGTAAGCCACATCATAGCGCCGCCGCGAATTGGCCCAACTGGCATTGCGCTCCTCATCGCCGCTCGCCAATTCAACGACTTGCGTGCGCCGTTCCGGCCCACCGCGTGCCCCACGGCTGATGTTGTCCGGAAACCGAACTTCGTGAAACGCCATCACATACCCCTCCGGCCCAACGAAACTGCTCGTGCAATGTCCGATGCCACCTGCGTGCGCGACTGGCGGAAGCTTTCAGCGTCGCGGGTCTGGATCGTGATGCTGACATTGCCGCCCGCGCCGTATCCGGCCGTTTCACGGCGCGAGAGAACCCGTTCGCCCTTCTGCAGGATGGCGGGCACCTCATCAGGGCGCAGCCCGGCAAATCCACCAGCATGCATCCGGGGTGCCCCGGCGAAGGCCATGATCGGCACCGCCCGCATCGGGGAAATGCTGCCGACCAGGCCACCCGCATGATGCACCGCCGCCCCGGTCATTCCGGCAAACAGCCCACCACCTCCAAGCGAACCCAGCACACCGTCAAGTGCCGAGGCAATCGGGCCGAGGATGAACTTCCGCGCCGCCAGTTTCGCCAGATCGGCCAGGATCGAGGTCACAAGATCGCCGAAGCTCAACTTGCCGGTCTTGACGAAATTGCCCACAGCGTCCTCGGCGCTTTGGAACGCCCCAACCAGCGCCTGGCCGACATCGGCGCCAATATCGCGGGCCTTGGCGGCGTAATCTGCCAAAGCTTCCGTCACTGCTGCCCAGCCAGTTGCGGCCATATCTGCGCCAGAAGCAGCCGCTTCCCCGGCAGCTTTGCCCGCCGCTCCGGCCCCGCCTGCGGCAGTACCCGCGTCGTTGAGGGCATCTGTGGTGCAATCTGCCGCGACGGTGGCCGCATCCAGCGCCGCGGCACCGTTCGTTCCTGCCGTGTTCATGGCCGTCTGCAATGCCTGCCAGCTAGCGAGCGGGCGGGTTGCAGCATCGATCAGCATGCCGGATGCCTCGCGATAGCCATCGGCACGCGCGCGTGCATCATTTGCCATGGTGCTCAGTCCAAGGTCGGGCGATTGAAGGTAGGTCTGGCCCATCGCCGCCTGAAACGCATCGGCTGCGGCGGCACCGGCTGCGCTGGCCGCGCCCTCAAACGGATTGCCGACCCGGCCCAATGTGACCGGATCAAGAGTGCCGATCTGGATGCCGCCCTCGCCGGTGGCCCAATCTGGCAGCATGTCGAGCGCCGCATTCAAACCGGAGATGAAGGTGTTGATCCGGGTGACAACACCGTTCAGCATCGCCTCGACGCCGCTGATCAACCCGTTTGCGGCCTGAAAAGCGAAGTCGCCGATGGCGGAAGGCAATGCTCCCCAGATTGCCTTCATCGCATCGTAGGCTCCCTGGAACACACCGGTTGCGGAATTGCCAAAGCCCACGACCGCCACCAGCGCGCCCTGCATCGCATCGGCGACGGTGGCGGTGATGCCAGACCAGCTGGCGCGCAGGCTTGCGACCACCGCATCCACGCCAAGCCCAATCCGGTCCCAGACTTCGCTGGCGAGATCGGACAGGAGCCCAAGGGCTGCGCCAAAACCACCGGCGCCCTCCACCAGCTTGGAGAACTGATAGGCCAGTTCCCCAGCGCCGACGATCAGCGCGCCGATGCCGGTGCGGATCAGGGCCCCTTTCAAAACGGTGAGGGACAGGGAAAACCCGCTGACGCCGAGCGCTGCTGCGCCCAGCGCGATGACAAAACGCCCTGCAAAGAAGGTCGCAAAGGCACCGGCCATGCTGGCGATCTCGCCGATATGGTCGCCGAGGAAGCTGATGCTGGTCTGGAACACCCCACCGACCCGCGTGGCATCGGCCAGCGCATTCGCCACCGTCTCCAGTGCCGGGGCGACGGCGACGGTCAACTGGTTCGCGAGGCCCAGCCAGACCAGCCCCAGCCGGTCGATGGCATCGCCTGCAGTTCGGATCTGATCGGCGTCCTGATCGGACACCGCCACGCCGAAATCGGTGATGTCCTGCGATGCCTGGCGCAGTGTCGCGCTGTCGATCCGACCGAAGGCCAACGCGGCCTTGTCACCAAACAGGGCCGACGCCACCGCAGCCCGCTCGGCCGGTGGCACAAACTTGGCCAGCGCATCCTGAATGGCCACGATCCGCTCGTCGAGCGGCAGAGCCTGCAAATCCGTGGCCGTCAGATGCAGCCGTTGCAAAGCATCGACCGCCGTGCCGGTGCCGCCCGCCGCATCAGAGAGTTTCAAGGTCAGCTTCTTGGTGGCGGCCGTAATCTCGTCCATCGAGACGCCCGCCAGGTCACCAGCGAAGGTCAGCACCTGAATGCTCCGCGTCGTCGTGCCCAGCGATTGCGCCAGATTGGCTTGCGCGTCGATGGTCTCAAGCCCCGAGCGGATCATGGCGATGCCAGCGGCGGCCGCAGCTGCGACAGCCACCGCTGCCGCAATCTTAACCCGTGTGGAAAACGCGGCAAGCCTGGCATTCGCAATCTCGGCTTCCTTCGACATGCGGCCAAAGCCTTTGACTCCAGCATCGCCGACACCTTCCAGCTCGGCGCGCACCTGTTTGCCGCCGACCGCCGCGAGGCGGACGCTCACACGCTTTTCAGCCATCCGGGTCTCCGATCTTCTCGTTGATGCGGCGGACCATCACCGCCTCCAGCTCCGGAAGGAGTTCCGCCACCACCATCGGGTTCAGCCCGAGGGCTTGGACCAACGCCATGGCAGACCCCATGTGCCAACCCAGCACTGCTTTTCCCGCCACCCGCATCTGGCCGCCGAGACGGCCGACCAGATCCCAAACCTGCCAGCCGTCATAGGTCAGAGGTTGGTTCAATCGGGCGGGGCAGTCTTGGCACTGCGTTTCGCAGGCCTGGCAGTAGCCGTCGCCCCCGCTGAAGTGCCAGTCGGCAAGGGCGCAGAGCCGTTTTTTTCTGCTTCCAGCAGCATGCCGCGGCTGACGTAGAGGAGGTTGAACGCTTCAAAAATCGGCCAAAGCGACAGGAGCGCGTCGATGCCTTCCGGGCTGACAGTGATGACAGTGCCATCCGCATCGCCCACACCTTCCCAATCGACCACGGCACGCCGGGCAAGAGCTGCGGCGAACACCGCCGCTCTTGTGTCGTTGTTGGCGTCGGCGTCCAGCTCCTGCACGGCGGGGTCGGACCGGGTGGCCACCATCAGCGCGGTGGTCAGCGGCAAAAGCCGCAGCCGCACGCCGTGGCCGAGGTCGAGCCAATGCGGTTCGGGGGAAAGATTGATCCGGATCATGGGTAACCTGCCAACGTGTTGACCAGCACCACGGTGCACATCCGCGCCGGGCTGGTGGCCAGTGCGGCTTGCCAATCGAAGGACGCTTGCACGCCTTTCGGGCCTTTGATCTCGATGCGCGGGCGCGGCAGATAAACCGCATGGGCCGTGAGGGTCAGGCTTTCGCCGCTGCCCAGCAGGTAGCTGAACTCCAAGGCCGCTGCCGTGCCGTTGATGGCTTGGGTCAGAAGGGTCGTGTCGGCGAAACGCACATCGATCTTGCCGGTCAGCGCCGCGATGGTCGGGTCGGCACCGTCGATCTTGGCATCCGAGCGAATGGTCTCGATCCGATCCACATTGTTGGCATAGGTCACGTCGGCCGAGACGATGTTGCCCAGCGCCACGCCGTCGCGCTTGATCGAACCGTTGAAATGGCCAAACCGCTTCAAGGTGATGGCCGCAGGTGTCCCTGCAGCCGTGGCGCCTGCAATCGCTTCGCCCTGTGCCACCAGCATGGCCTTGGCGCCCAGCAGCCCAGACCTTTCCATGGACCACGACAGCGTATCGAGCACGCAGCCGGAATACATCGCAAAGCGCGGCACCTCTGGCATGGCGACTTCGATGGACATGCTGGGCAGGGTCCAATTGCCCGACAGGAATGTATGGGCGTTCAAACCGCCTGCCAGGGTTGCCGCCGACACCTTACCGTTGGAGGCGGGCGCAATCGACGCCGCCAGCGTGAAGGCGTTTCCAGTGATGCCAAGGACATCGAACGCGATGTTCAGCGCCGTCGCCGTGCCCGTATAGGTCGCAAGTGCCACTCCTGCTACGACGCTGGCATTCAGCACCACGGCGAGTGCTGTCATCGTAGCGGTAAGGTTGGCCCCGATATTGACTTGGTTGCCGACCGCGCCAGAGGCCACGAAGTTTTCAAACTCTCGAATAAGCGCTTCAAGCGGACTTTCTTGATTGTCGTCAGTTCTTGCTCCGGCAAGGATTCCCGTGGAATGAGAAATCTGTGCCATCAAACCGCTCTTGCGTACCGCACGCAAAATGGCGGAGCAGATGCGCGCAATCATCCAGCGCCTAAACTGCTCCGGATCGCCGGTCCTTAGCATTACAGTTGCATTATCTCTGGACATCTGAATCAATGGTTTACCATGATTCAGATGAGGTCATGGATGACTGGTTTGTCGATAGAGAGCACGCTTGAGCTCTGGGCATCTTCCTTGCGGGATGTAAAGGCGCGCATGCGGCCCTTG